TTTAACATCTCGGGCAGTGAGATGAACAATCGTAAAGTGATTGTCAGTGCTAAAAGACGCAAAGCGTCTGGGGGAAAAATTAATGCGTGCTACTAATAGCCAGCATTGACGTCAGCAGGAGTAGTCAACGTGTAATTTGTCTCGTACTTAGGAAAGCCGAGAAACACGTTCATGGTAAAATCCTCTGACGCAGCGGAGTGCACAAAGTAACGAAGACCAATGGCATCCGCAGTGGTGATGGGCGAATTCGTCATTAAGTATGACGTGGAAACCCATGACCCGTTGGGTCCGACCCCAGTGCCGGAACCGCCTAGATGGTTGACGTAACGTGCTTGGTGGTAAAAAGGTAGCTCGAAAGAAGCGGAAAAACTGCCACCAGTCACCGGGAAAATCTGTTCGCCCTGGAAACCAGTAAGATTATCGTAATCTTGTGCGGAATAGAAAGAACGAGGACCCGGCTGGGCATTTGCGGAAGTTCCTGCCGCCGTATTGTCTAACCCAACGTATCTAGAAGAGGATGTATCCTCCCGGCGTACTGATATTGGAGAAAAGTGCACACCAGAGTCAGGGTAAGTACCAGATATAACGTGCCTAAACCCGCCTCTCTTAGCAAGGAAGGCGGGCTCTAAAAAGGACACCAAATGATTCTTAAACCCATTGTATTCTCTTCCAGAGGCAGTGACCGTAGCGGTTCCAAACGTCACCTCACCAAACCGCTGAGGGTACATGGGGCCACGCAGCTTTATGACGTAGTCGGGCCCGGCCGCAATCTGAACGAAAGTCGCAATGCTGAAAGACTGTGTGAAGGTGAAACGCTTCATTAACGCCCGAAAACTTCGTATCGGATCTCCGAAGAAAGCCAAGTCGTAGAGTTCGTGTTTGGGCGCTTCAAAGAATTGAAAGTCCTCAACAACCTCCGACAAATCTCCGCCATCAGTAGGCACCTCCTCAGACTCAACCCCGTAAACGAGTCCAAGGGAGCCAAACTCCGAGTCGTTAGGATCAAAGACCTCGTAATCAGATCCAGCGGCCAGCCAAGGAATGATGGAAATGTTGGTGGCGGCACCTGGACTGACCAGTTCGTTAACCACCCGAACTCGCAAGCGACCATTTCCGCTGAGCGGAGTGCCGATAATGCCGAAATCATAGGCCCCTTCGCGTCGCGTGTAAGGAATGGTGACGCGGAAGTGGCGGGATTTGGCGATGTCGACTACGTGACTGTAAGTGATGTTGGTAGTGGTAGCGCCTGAAGCAGCAGTGTCGGGTACCCACTCAAACCTAAGTCTCCCTCGATGAAATCGAGAGGCAACCACGGTAAAAGTGAAAACCAAAGACCCGTGCCAGTAACGAAAAGGACACGAAGCTGCCGAAACGGCGGTAGGTCCCCACAAAGAGCCACTGTTGGTGTCCATGCACAAAGGGTGAACGTCCCACGATGCCAGCGTTGTGCCAACACCATTCGTAGAATCCCACGAAAACGTAGGACCCATCGTGGGTTTCATGGCTATGGAAAGTATGGTCAGTTCATCTTCATCTGAATCTAAGCCAATAATGCGCGGATCTATAGAAAGTTCCTGCTTGGCGTTAACTGTGAGGGCCACCGAATTCGACGCAGTGTCCTGATAAGGCATAAACGGAAAGTTGAGTTGCGTCATGAATTGTGGTGCGGTCAAGACACGAGGTCGCGAGAAACCAAAGATACTCGCAACCTGCGCCAGTTTACCGGCACCAATTTCCGTGGCGCGCATGAACTTCCCAATCCAGGGGACTTCAACGAGAATACCAGCAGCCTTCGAGACGAGTGCCAGCGGTTTGGAAAGGACGCCTTGATTAGGTTCCTCTGTGAACTCGTCTTCCTTGAGTGCCGCGGGGGTGCTATTGCGCGCTACTCGCTTCTTGCGCACCACCTTACTCTGGGAGACGTACGTAACACTCGACCCAGCCATGGGGTAAGAAAGTGAAACGTCGGTCATCCACGCAAAAACCACGATTGGAACGGGGTCAGGGGTTCCCAGAGCATTAGCGAGTGTCACGACAGTATCGAAGTTCAAAACGCCAATCTGGGCACCATCAACGTTGAGCTGATCTATCCACATGTACGGATATATGAAGGGGCAAGTAAGGGCTACCGACACATTAGTGGAGGGATCTAGAAGACCGTGCTGTAGGTTGGAGTGTTGTCTGAAGTCTCCATCGATAGAACGCCGCATCCCATTCGCAGGTTCATACGAACAAAGGATCGACCCATAATGAAATGGGGTCCCGTTGAGTTGAACTTCAACGTGCAGCGTCCCTCTAAGGTAACGGAAACGAGCAGTCTTCTCCTTGACATAAGTGTCGTTCAGGAAAAGAGCCCAGGGATCGAGATGAAAATTGACGTCAGTACTCCAGTTAAAGTTGTGAATGAGCACTGGACGACTCAAGAAATCCCCAAGATACCCGTTGTCCGCGGGTTGTGTGAGCAAATCACCTGGGGCGGTGTCGGTGAGATATCCTTCCTGATGGGGTTCCGCTTGGGAAAAGGATAGAACATCATTGCCAGACTCCACCGTCGGTGCCGCTAACTGTTGTGTTTGCAAATTGACCGGAGCTTGATCCGGAGTCGCGACCTGGATTGCAGAACCTCCAGGGTGGTCGCGACTGCCTGCTTGTATGTTGTCAGTACGGTCTCAAAATTCGGGAATGCACTCCGCCGTAAGAATGCACCCCTATCCTCAATTTAAAACTACGCCAAAGGCGTCAAAAACATTACCTAGAAACCAAAGCCGGGTGGAAGAAAAGAGAACAACTTCCTAACCCTTGTATAAGCCTTTAAGGTTTCCAGGTGTACCACACGGATATTCCATCCGTGAGGGTTTTGGTAGGGAAACGCCGCCGAACGACGTTCCAGTGAGCGTAGGTGGGGTAGAAATCTCTCGCGTACTTGTCTAAGATAGACTGACGGAGAGGAAAGTAGGAGCCCTCACTACGTGCCCCGTACAAGATACAGAGAGCTTGGTGCATAGCCGCTTCCAATGCCCGCGCTTCCTCTGTTTCTATGTACGCCAAGTGTTCCGCCGCCTCACCGCAACGGCGGATCACTGCGTCCATGATAGGAAGGTCCGTGGGAACCTCCCACAAGTTTAACAACTTGTAGACGCTTTTGATGTCGAGTGGAGCCCAGACCTCCAACTCTGCTTTATAAACGAAACCCCGTTTGAGAAAGGACCACTCGTGTACTGGAAACACGAGACGAGGGATTTCGTATTTATCCGGGTCTGTGATTATGAGATTCCACTGTTGAGCGGTCTGAATGAAGAATCTCAGGTTGAACCCTTCGTGACGGGTCGACACAAATCCATCGTCTCCGTAGGTGTCGACCGTATTGTGTTGTTCGAAGGGAGGAACAGGCCCCTCCTCCTTGCTCCGCCAGTAGCTAATCCACAGACTCTCCAAAATGATGAGCTGAATGACGGAGTTGATGATGGCTGTCTCCCAGAGTCCCGATCCGAGAGAACCTTGTGCTTGGATGATGGTGTTCAAAACGTTGTAAACGGGAGAACCAACCAAAGCTAACCCACGCGCCGCAATCAGCGCCCATGGGTAACCCCCAACGTTACCCCACCTACCGTACAAACGGTTGGCGCACACCATCAACACTCTGTGCGCGTGGTAAAGGGCCTCTTTTGAGTGGCTGAGGTCGAAGTTCTTGAAGTCGTAAAGGACGTGATGCGGGAAGCGCATGTGTCGATGATATCGGTCTGCCCACTCCGAAGAACGGGCATTCACACCGATCGCGATTCCCAAAACGTCCGAGTTCTCCTGGATCACCTTGAAAACGAGGAGAAACACTCTCCTCATGATGTGATTAAAAGGAGCCGGAAAAGGGGTGAAAACACGAGCTGCCTTGCCCACTTTGACGGGTTCGTCCTTGAGAACGAAATCTCCGATGATCCCGGGATTCTCTCCCTTTGCCAAGTGGTCGAGAATGTACGCCGTGGAACGCGTGCCCTTCTCGGTGAACTGCCACTGATCCCCGATCCTCACAAAGAGGTCTGTTTTAGGACCACGTTCCGGTAGGCCTTTGCCCGTCTGCATCTTAAGGCCGTCTACAAAACGCACCCCATCCAGCCCGTTCAATGCTTCCAAATCTGACAAGGGTTTAAGGTGAGGAACCTCATCAAACACACGTAAAAAGCGCGACAAAACGCGGTCTGCCGCCTCACTAAGTAAGTTCTCGGGGATGTGCGCTTGGTTATCACACATCAAGTCGACCCGCGTATTGAAGTGGTTGACGTACTCACCACCGTATGTTCCAGGACGGAGTTGCGGGATGAGTTTGTCCGTGGGGGGGACTAAACCGTTCAGGGGGGTTGGTTCCAACCGCGTACCCATGCGGGGAACACCATACTCAATGGTGCCAAGCGGTCGAAAGTGCTCGGGAAACCCTTCCAGTCCACCTAGTCGAAACCGAACGTAGGACTTTGCGTGGAAGTGTCCC